CTTTTAATGTATGGCAACGTGGCACATCAGTATCAGGTGCAGGTGGTGGAGCATACACGGCAGACCGATGGTTCTTGTATGCAGGTGGTCAGGGAACAGTAAGTCGTCAAGCAACAGGCGATACAACTAACCTGCCATTTATTCAATACTGTGCAAGAGTGCAACGCAATAGCGGAAGCACAGATACAACTGGTATTCCTTTTGCTCAATCTTTTGAAACAATCAACTCAGTACCTTTTGCTGGTAAAACAGTCACTCTTTCTTTTTATGCTAGAAAGGGTGCTAATTTTTCTGCAGCATCTGACCAAATTGGTGTAACTTTAGCAACTGGTACAGGTACTGACCAAAACTATTTAAGCGCTGGTTATACTGGCTCTGCTACTCCAATTAGTCAGAATGTAACAATCACAAGCACTTGGCAAAGATTTAGTTATTCTGCTGCAGTATCTGCATCAGCAACTGAATTAGCCATTAGATTCTATTTTGGACCAACTGGAACTGCAGGGGCTAATGATTACTATGAGGTAACAGGCGTACAGTTAGAAGTCGGTTCAGTAGCCACACCTTATGCACCTTACAGTTCTACCTATCAGGGTGAACTTGCAGCGTGCCAGCGTTACTGCTACAAGGTAACAAACGATACAACAGATAAAACTATTGCTTCAGGTGGTTACTATGCTTCAACAGTATTCTTAGGTACTATCAATTTTCCAGTTACAATGAGAACTGTGCCTACTGCAACTATTGTAAATGCTACAAGTTATTGGGGTTTATATGCCAATAGTGGAATTGATTATGGTGATACTTTGGCTATGATAAGAGCAACTCTTAATTCGTGTAACCTTGAATTAGGTGGCAATCTTTCTGGAACTGCTGGACACGCAGCACAATTAGCAACCGCCAATGCTGCTGCTTCATTAATTTTATCGGCTGAGTTATAGGAGCAACAATGAAATACACAGAACTTACAACTGAAACTGGAACAAAGGTTATTGTTCGAGACAATGAAGATGGTTCAGTCTCTTACATTCCAATCGATGAGTCTAATTCTGATTATCAGGCTTACCTAAAGCGTGATGAACCACAGGTTTTACATCTTCCAACTGAATAGCCTACTTGCGCTACAAAAATAGCGTGGTACAATGCAAACAGGCTAACACTGCCTAGACCTAGGGGACACTATGAGTAAAGTAAACAAAGGAACAGTAGCACTTGGCTGGTGTGATAATGGAAATACTGATGGCAAGTTTACAGAGGGTATGGTTTCCATAGCCCTGCAAGCACCTGCCAACAATATTCAGATAACTCACAGTATGCGAGTACAGGGTAATCAGATTGGTCGTCAACGTCAAGTACTCTTTGATTACTGGGCAGACCAGATTAAAACTGATTGGCTTTTGTGGGTTGACTCAGACATTGTTATGGATATCCACGTACTCACCAAGGTATGGGATGCAGCAGACAAGATTGGTAAGCCAGTGATAACTGGAACTTACTTCATCTCCAAGCAAAACGAAGGCACACTAGCCCAACCGTTTCCTGCGCTGTTCCACAACATCAATGAACACACCTTGCAACACGTACACCCACTACCTGAGAATCAAGTAATACCAGTTGACTCAGCAGGTCTTGGCTTTACATTGATGCACAAGTCTGTAATACCAGCACTGCGTGCTAAGTTCCCAGACCAGTCATTGTTTGCAGAGCAAGAAGGTATTGGCGATAAGTTTGTCGGAGAAGACATTGTGTTCTTCCGCAAACTTAAAGAAGCAGGCATTCCGTTACACGCACACACTGGTGCGCTAGTACGACATATGAAACGATTCTCACTAGATGTTGATTACTACAGCCTCTACTGGAGTTGGCAAACATTAAAGAAACAAATAGAGCAAGATAAACCTTAAGGAGTCTAAGTGGCTGGTCGTGATATTACCGAAGGTCGTCCAACGCGAGCCATCGCAACTGATATTGGTATCGTTTCCGACGGTGCAGTATGGCAGAACACTGACATCAATTACGATGTAGCAATTGGTGGACTCCCATTTATCTATGCAATTAGTGATGCACGACCATACATTAGACAGACAGCACCATTTCGTAAAGACCAGTTCGACAACCAAACAGAACCAGGCGAGCAATCCCTAACTGGTTGGTGGATTCGTTCACAGTCTTCTTTCCACGGTGGTACAGGTATTGTATACTTCGACCCTCAAACCTCTGACCCATTTGGTCACTATCGTTTTGCAGATAGCAAGGGTGTAGATGTATTCAAGCAAGGTGAAGTAACTCTACTTAACAATGTAGACCTTAACCACATCACCACTGGTCGAGTCCGTGACAATGGTCGCCCGTTCCAGGCAGCACGTTCTATTAAGTATAACAACACTGAGGCTGTATTGCTGTGGGATGAGTACGACGTAGACAAGATTGTCCCAGGTTCAGCACCTGTTCACTTCATTGATTACAATGCTGGCACAGATGCTGCAGTTTATGCCATTTGTGATGATGGTACTAATGCGTTTTGGATTACCAATACTGCTACTAAGAAGACTGTCTACAAGAAGCCTTTGACTGGCACCTCTGCATCTACTGCGGATGTGACCACAATGTTTGATGAAGTTGGTTTAGTTGCTAACGCAACAATGGAATACGTTAAAGAGCGTATTGTTATGTGTGCAGACAACAAGGTCTATGAATTCTCATCATCTGCAGTGGCTATGCCAACTGCTGTATACACACATCCATCTAGCAGCCACGTATTCACATCTGTATCAGCATCTGGTTCTTCTATCTATGTATCTGGATACAACGGTATTCAATCTACTATCCTGAAGTTCACACTATCTACTGCTGGAGTTATGCCTACGCTGACATCTGCCGTAGTAGCAGCAGAACTACCAGTGGGTGAGATTGTCCACAAGATTTATTACTACCTAGGCTTTATGATGATTGGTACCAACAAGGGTATTAGAGCCGCAGCAGTATCAGAAGTTGATGGCTCTCTTAACTATGGTCCGTTGATTGTAGAAACTTCTCAACCTTGTTATGACTTTGCAGCACGTGACCGTTTCATATGGTGCGCCACCTCTGTCAAGGGTGAACCTGGTGTTATCCGTATGGACCTAGGTACAGAAATAGAAACGCTTCGCTTTGCTTACGCTAACGATATCTACTACCCAGGAGTAACGGGTCACGTAACTACTGCCTGTGCTTTTGTTAATGGTACTGAGCAGTTGGCATTTACTACATCTGCTACCTCTGCAGGAACGATTGTCAACAAGGCATTGACTAGCAACGTGGCAACACTGACTACAAGTGCAGCCCATAACCTAGCCGTTAGTGATTCAATCTGGGTTGAGGGTGTCGATGCGACATTTAATGGTGAGTTCACAGTACTAACTGTGCCAACTACCACAACATTTACATACACAAAGACTGCTACAAATGTAACATCCACAGCAGTTACCTCTGCTGCAGCGATTGTTGCTAACACTGGTGGTGTTTATGTGGAAGATTTAACTGAGTTGACACCTACTGGTTACATAACCACTGGCAACATCAGATACAACACACTAGAGAAGAAGAACTTTAAGCGCCTCTTGGGACGCGGTAACTTTACCTACGGTTCTATGACACTAGATACAGTAGATGAAGCAGGTGTTGAGTATGACGTTATCTCCTACGATGCATCCGTTGGTGCACCTGAAGTTACAACATCATCTCCTGCGGTAGCACAAGAGTACTTGGCTTACAAGTTCATTATGTACAGAGACGGTACTACCCCAAGTAAGGGTCCGCAGTTCAAGGGTTACCAAGCAAAGGCAACGATTGCTACTCCACGTCAGCGTGTAGTGCAGTTCCCTGTCTATTGCTATGACATTGAGACAGACCGATACAACGTATTGCTTGGTTATGAAGGCAGAGCCTTCGACAAGATTCGCTTGCTGGAAGACATTGAAGGCAATGGCGACGTGGTTACTTGGCAAGACTTAACAACTGGTGAATCTCGTCAGGCTGTTATCGAGCAAGTAACTTTCACACGATTGACCCCACCTGATAAGCGGTTCGATGGCTTTGGTGGCGTACTACAAATAACTATCCGTACCGTATAACTCTTAGGAGCGCAAATGACCGCAGCAAATTGGGCTGGAATAATCGTATCTGTAATAGCAATTGTATCTGCATTTGCTGGTTCAGTAAGATGGTTAGTCAAGCATTACCTCTACGAACTTAAGCCCAATTCAGGCAGTAGTCTCAAAGATTCCGTTATCCGACTGGAAGAAAAAGTAGAAGTTCTCTACCAGATGATGTTACAAAGAGGGAAGAATGAATGAAGTCTGTTGTCAAGAAAGCCACACCTGCCGCTATTGCTGTCCTTCGACAAGCCACAGCGATTTCACCATTGCGTATGAAAGCCAGCGATGGTCTTCTGCCGTCGAACGCTCATCTCAAACAGAGTCCAACCAGCGACCATAACACAGGGTTTGCAGTTGATTTAACTCACGACCCTAAGAATGGAATTGATTGTGTTGAAATTTTTGAAAAACTTAAAGAAGATAAGCGAGTCAAGTACCTTATTTTCAAAGGTACAATCTGGTCTAAAGAAAAATCTAAGCAAGGAAACAGACGGTACACTGGGAGTAATCCTCATAATAAGCATCTACATATTTCTATTGAGTCCACTATGGGTACCGATACTTCTCCGTGGTTTTGGTGGTTAAACCAACCTAAGATTGTTAATCAAGTTATCGCAAAGATAACACCTGCCCCTGCTAAGAAGGCATATAAGACCGAAGTTTGTACTTGTTGCAAATTGCACGGTACAAAATCCTAATCCCCTAGGAGGATACAATGGAACAATTCAAGCAACTATCACTCTCTTGGTTTCGTGCAGCAGCAGCCTCTGCTGTAGCACTATTCCTTGCAGGTGAGTCAGACCTCAAGACACTAGCAATGGCTGCAGCAGCAGGATTCGCTGGACCATTGCTTAAGTGGCTAGATAACTCTGCTCCAGAGTTTGGTCGCGGTTCAAAGTAATACCCTTTAGACGCCTTCCAAGGCGGTTTTAAGACACTTAGACCCTCAGGTCATAGGATTACCTATGGCTTGGGGGTCTTTTTGTCATTTCTACGGCGTGTCGCAAACCTACATTGGGGTCAGGGTATGTGTATACTTAAATTATTAATTAAATATTATTAATTAATATAGGCGCGGAGCGCCGATATATAATATATATTATATATATAACTTAATAGATTTACATAGTTCTCCCTTATTGAGTACTCTCCTGTCCTCTAAGGGAGGACTATGTAACACTTACTAGACAGGAGAAGTCGATGATAAAATTGGATAGTTATGAACTACCAGCACACATAAGTTACTCAGCATTTACAACCTACCTGACCTGTGGCTACCAGTATTACCTAGGTAGATTGCTACAGGTTCCAGAGGAACCATCTATCTGGTCAGCAGGCGGACGAGCATTTCACTTAGCAGCAGAGTTGTATGACTATGACAACTAACCCATTATGGGAACAAGCGTGGCGTAAGGAGACCGAAGGTCTTGACTTTGCTAACGCACGAGTAGCAGGACGAGCAACTAAACTCAACCCTAACAAGGAAGATGCTGCTTGGTGGTACGAACAAGGTTCCATATGGACTGACAACTACATCCTATGGCGCAAGAACAACCCTAACTGGAAACTTTGGACAACACCTCAAGGTGCCAAGGCTATCGAGTTGGAGTTAAACCCTGTCATTGCTGGAGTACCAGTGAAGATGTTCATCGATAGAATCTTTGATGTTGACGGTAAGTTAGTTATCGTTGACTTGAAGACCTCTCGTGCACGTCCTCAGTCTGACCTCCAGTTAGGCTTCTACAAAATAGGAGTCGAGATGATGTTGGGTGTGGAAGTCAATCTAGGCAACTACTGGATGTCTCGTGAGTCGGGGACAGGAGAGATGATTGACCTAAGTAGGTATACACAGGACACACTTGAATACTTTGTTGATGGCTTTGACAAAGCACGCAAGGCTGGTATATTTCTACCGAACCTACAATCGTGCAATTTCTGTGGACTCACAGAACATTGCCAATTCACGAAGGAAAAATAAATGAACAAAGTAAGTACACTCTCAGCACAAGATGTGCTGGTTGCACTTGAAATGAAAATCATTACACAAGATGAAGCACGCGAAGCACTTGGCTTTGCAGTTACTAAGGAGGACAAGTAATGGCAGAAGATTGGAAGTTACAAGTATCGATTCGCACATCCGCAAACCGCGATTCAGATATGATTAACGTTCGCGCAAACACAGTAGAAGAGTTATCAGTATTGCTAGAAGGAATCTCTGATTACTCAACACAGGTTGCAGCGACAGCAAAGATGGTACAGGGTGCTTACAATGTATCCCCTTTGGCAACCACTACTTCAACTCCCGTGCAGCAAGCCTCTCCTACCTTCGTAACCGCCCCGACAGCGGAAGCATCAGGTACCACGCCAACGTGTCTTCACGGGGAGCGAAAGTTCCTATCGGGAATCTCGAAGAAGAACGGCAAGCCTTACCGAATGTGGGTATGTCAGCAACCACAGGACCAAGGACAATGCACACCAGTCAATGGTTAGACATTGACATAAAGTAGAATTGGTGGAGGGGTATTTATTAGGGGAAGATATTTACCCCTCTCCCAACCAATAGACAGGAGATGCAGTGAGAACATTAGTTCGGTCAGTAGGTAGAGCAGACATTGGTGGAGAACCACTACCTCCAGTATTCCGTTCACTTGATTCAAACAAAATTATATTTCGTAGAGCAGAAGTCTCTATGCTTGCAGGTACTCCAGGTGTGGGAAAGTCCACTCTGGCACTGGCTTTAGCCCTCAAGATGAAGGTGCCAAGCCTC